TTCTCCAGCCTTCCATGAAAACACCCCCGTTTCTTCTATTATAGCAGAAACAGGGACGTTTGCATAGTTTTTTGACAGACTGAAACACCCCGATTTGTTAAAAATCGGGGTGTTTTCTTGGTGGAGACTGCTGGACTCGAACCAGTGACCTCCTGCGTGTGAAATATAAGCAGGCGCTCTAAACGCAGCACAAAGTGACGCAAAACGGCACAAATCACTTAAAACCGCGCTCTTATGTTTTGAAATAGTTACACAGTTTTTCTTGGTTTGTTTCGGTTACTAACACGTTACTAACAAAGTCACGCTCCCAGCAGCTTACCCCACGTCACCGCGCCGACCACACCGTCAACAGTCAAACCGTTGGCTTTCTGGTACTTCCGCACCGCTGCGTCGGTGCCGCTACCGAAGTCACCATCGGCCCCGGCAGAGCCACAGGAATAGCCGCCCACAATCAGCAGCGTTTGCAGCGCCTTCACGTCGTTGCCCACGCTGCCCTTCTTTAACTGCCGCAGTTTCACCGTCACGGTTTTCTCCGTCACCGTCGTGGTGGGCATGGTGGACGCCACGCCGGTAGCCTTCTTGGCATAGTCCGGCAGACCGAAGCCGCGAATGTACCGCCCGTTGACCTGCATAGACCGGGTCTTTACGCTGTCGCGGTAGTTGCCCTCCGTCACCCAGAAGGACGTGCCGGACACCTTGGTGACAATGCCCACATGATCCGCGCCGGTGGTACACTCGCCCGCGCCGTTGTCACTCCATGCGTATACCACCACGTCGCCGATCTGGGGCGTGTAGTCGTCCCGCTCCATCCAGCGGCCCAGCGCCTTATAGAGGTCGATCATCTTCCCCACGCCTACCTCTGTGGGCATAATGTCCGTGATGTTGTTGACGATGGCCACAGCGCTGACCGTACCGGCGCACCATGCGTCGGTGTATTTCAGCGCGTAGCCCCTCGCCAGCGGCTTGTGGCTGTTGTAGATATCCACGATCTTCTTGTGGCTGCCGTCTGCCTCGTTGAGACCCACCCAACCAAGAATCGTGTCCACCACCTTCTGACGCAGCTGTGCTTCCGTCATTTTCGTCACCTCCGTTTTCGTGAATCCGTTCATCCCCGCCGCCTTGATGGCGGTGGGGTAGTCCACCAGCATGTAGTCCTGATCGCACACCACACCGGCCACCTTGTTCGACCGCAGCTTGTTGACCTCGCCGCCGAACTGCCACATGCCGTATTCTCCCGCATACGTGCACTGGGCGGCCCACTGTGCTACCCAGTGGGGGAAGCCCGCCAGCTCACTGTCGTACATGTAGTCACCGAACATGGACTTGCTGGAATAGATACCGGCAAAGTACCCCTTTGCCGTCAGCACGTTCAGGAACGCCTTGATGATATCCGTCAGCGCCCGTTTGCCCAGCGCCAGCATGTCCTTCTGCTCCACGTCCATATAAACGGGAAGCTCGAACTGTCGGCCTTTCAGGCACTTCTCATAGAAGTAGTTCGCCTCCTGTCGTGCCTGAGCCACTGTCAGCGCCTTGCTGTACCAGTAGCAGCCCACCGGCAGGCCCAGCCGCTTGGCATTGTCATAGTTGGCGGAGAACTTCCGGTCGACATACAGCCCGGAATCCCCGCCACCGCCCTTGACGATCACGAACGTCACGCCTTCGGCTTTTGCCTTGGCCATGTCGAAATCGCCCTGCCAGCGGCTGATGTCAACCCCGAACCGCTTCATCACGCGCCCAGCTCTTTCTTGACGCGCTTCACCGCCGCCTCAATGGCCGCATCCACTTCCGTCAGGTTAATGTCGTAGCCCTTCGAGGTAAGGAAGTCCTGCACATACTTTTTCTTGATGTCCCATTCCTCCGGCGTATAGATCTGCTGCGCCGCCGTGACGGCAATATCCGCATAGCGGATCAGCTTTTCCAGCTTTGCCGCAGAAACCTTCTGCTTGATGTAGGGGATCAGGATCGCGCTGGCAACGGCCAGCAGCAGTTCTACGATGCATTTGATGATCTCGGTGTACTGTGTCATAGGTTTTCCTCCTTAGATTTGATCTTCAGCCCTGCCAGCAGGGCCAACTCAACTGTCCATGCGCTGAACCACGCCACCGTCAGCGTGTCCGGCACCATCTTGTCGCAAAACGCCGCCACGATTACGGCGATGCAGTACCACGTCAAATTGGCAACTGCAAGGATCGTGAACTTTGTCCGCTTCTTCAACTTTGGCTTTTTCGCCGTGCGCTTTCCGTGTGCTATGCCGGTTCCCCCTTTCGGATGGGCAGGCGGCGCACCTCTTCTATCACGCGCTTGGCGCTGCCGTTGCCGCCCATTTTCTCATACGGCGCGTAGAGGTAGTCGTTCAGGTTCTCATACTCGTCCTGTGTGACGTAGCCCCGCTCAATGTACACCATGCCGAGGTGGATGATGCGGTCGTGAGCCAGCCCCACCAGCATCTTGCGCTCCGCGTCGTTTTTGTCGGCCCGTTTGGCTACCAGCGCCCACAGGCCGCCGCTGGTCAGAGCGGCTACCACGATGGCGCTGATGGCCGGGATAACATATTGCCACATATCAGACCTCCTCCCATCCATATACACCCGGCTCCCACACGTTGTTGTCACAGGTGCTGCGCCATGTTTTGCCGCCGTGTGTCACCTTGTCGCCTGTCATGTAGGGGTTGGTGCTGTCTGGCTGCTGCCACGCGGGGATGACGGCGGGGTCGGGGATCAGCACCTGTGCCCACAGGCTGGGCGCGTCCGCCGGGTTCCAGCCTGACTGCGATGTGTGGGCCTGTAGGCACTTGTAGACGTATCCCCTATACAGCCGCCGGTCTCCCGTGGCATAGGCCGCCCCCTCGCCGTCCCACGGGCGGTAGAGCAGCGGCGCTGCCGCCGCCTGTGCGTCCGTCAGCACCACCGCTGCGGCATCCATACTGGCCCGAATGGCCTGGGCCTGCGCCATGATGTCAGTCCTCATCTGTCACCACCCCCAGCGTCTGCAAAGCCGCCTTGTACTGCTCAATTTCTTCCTGGGCGGTCAGCACCTCTTTGCCATCCCGCCAGAACTTACCTTCACTATACGTGTCTCCAATGCCCACCGGGCGGTCATGGAGCGCCACCGCACCGGGGAAATCCCCGGCGTTGGTCTCTCGCAGAACAATGACGTTGGTCACCTCGCCACCTGTCACGATCGCGTATCTCATGCCGCCACCTCCTTGTGCTGCCGGATGACCACAATGCCGTCCGCCGGAGCGATACCGTAAGCGCCGCCGTTGCCGGAGTTGGGCACGGTGGCGGTCAGGTTGTCGCCGCCGCCGGAAGCATATAGGTCGCCGTCTGCTTCGCCAAATTCACGTGTGGTGGTACCCTGGCCCTTGCCGCCAGCAGTTGTAGCAGTCGTACCATCGCCCCCATCCGTACCACCAGCGGCGGTACTGTAGTTGGCATGTACCCCACTGACATTCAGACCACCGCCGCCAGAGCCACCGTCTGCGCCCGGCTGCTTGGATGTGTTATATCCTCTCTTAGAGCCCTTTCCTCCCAGTGCAGATGCGGCAAACGCCGATGTTGTGCCACCATCCGTACCGTTCAAACTACCTTCAGTAATGTTTTTGCCCGCCGCGCCTACCACGATGGAATAGGTGGTATTGGCCGTCAGCACCACAGACCGCACGGTGGTGGTGTAGCCTGCGCCACCACCGCCGCAGAGTACATAGCTTCTTCCTCCGCCGCCACCTACCAAAAATGCATCAATCACCATGTCTTTCAATGGCGTGAACGGGCCGCTGGACAGAAACTTGATGCGCCAGTCTCCTCCGCCGTCGTCCAGCACCTGATACGTGCCGTCGCCGCCCGTCCAGTTGAAGTCCTCGCCGATGATGGGCACGGAAATGGCGCTGCCGCCCACAAAAATACCCTCTATTTGAATCATACGATTATCACCTCCACAGGAATATCGACCGCGGGCACAGCGCCCGCCGCCTTGACCGTCAGCGAACCCGCCGTCTGCGCCGTCACACGGGGCTGCGCCGCGCCCCACGCGGCGAACTGCTCGTCGGTGGCGCTCTGGGCGATGCGCAGGCTGCCGTTGGCCGATGCTGTCACACCAGAGACGGCCAGCGTCTGCACGCCATTGCTCCACCCCGCCGCCGTCAGCGTGGCGGCTTTTGACACAGACTTGTCGGCCTTGTCCTTCACCAGCTTGTAGACATTGTTCAGCGCCTTGGGGGTGACGGCCTTGTCGGTGTCGATGCGCTCGTAGCTGTCCACCAGATAAGTGATGCCCTTGCTGCCGGTGCTGGCGCTGGGCAGGCTCATCGCGCCCAATGTGTCGGTATCGGTGAAGCCCAGATACTGGCCCTTGCTGCCGGATACGTCTACCCCGTCACCCTTGGGGCCTTGGGGGCCGGTGTCACCCTTGTCGCCCTTCTCGCCCTTCAGCGCCGCCAGCTGTGCCGCCGTGAAGTCCGCGTAGGTGAAGGCGTCGCCCTTTTCGCCGGGGTTGCCCTTGGGGCCTTGCGCGCCCGTGTCACCCTTCGCGCCGGGAGCGCCGTCGGCTCCGGCAGGGCCGGTATCGCCCTTGGGGCCTTGTGGGCCTGTATCACCTTTTGCACCGGGCGCACCAACTGCACCAGCGGGGCCCGTGTCGCCTTTCTCACCCTTCAGCGCCGCCAGCTGCGTCGCTGTGAAATCCGAATAAGTGAACGCCGCGCCCTTCTCACCGGGGTCTCCCTTCGGGCCAGCAGGCCCCTGTGGGCCCGTCTCACCTTGCGGCCCTTGGGGGCCGGTATCACCCTGCGGCCCCTGTGCGCCGGTATCGCCCTTTGCACCGGCAGGGCCGGTATCACCCTTGGGGCCTTTCAGCGCACCCACGTTCACCCATGCCGCCTTGTCCACATCCCACTGATACACGGTGTTGCTGTCCGCCGTACCAACGAACCACGCGTCACCGGCGCTTCCTGTAGGGTGGGCTGTCTGCAAAGCCGCCAGCGTGGCATACAGTCCCTTTACCGTGTAGCTGTCGCCAGCTGGGCCGGTGTCACCCTTGGGGCCGGTGGGGCCTTGTGCGCCGGTCTCACCCTGCGGGCCTGTCTCACCCTGCGGGCCTCGCGGGCCTTCCGGGCCAGTTTCACCCTTTGGCCCCTGTGCACCTGTTTCGCCCTTGGGGCCAGCGGGGCCTTGTTCGCCCTGTGCACCCTTGTCACCTTTCTCGCCCTTCAGCGCCGCCAGCTGTGCCGTCGTGAAGTCCGCATAGGTGAAAGCTGCACCCTTTTCGCCTTTTTCACCCCGTGCGCCCGTGTCGCCCTTCGGCCCCCTTGCTCCGGTGTCGCCCTTCGCGCCCTGTGGGCCAGCGAGGCCGGTGTCGCCCTTGTCACCCTTGAATTTACCCGCGTCCGCGTCGTCCCGGACGCTCTTGGCAATGTTCCGGGCCTCCTGCGCCTGCGCCAGTATCTGCTCACCGTAGCTGGCCGGCACCTCCGGCAGCGCCTCGCCGGACACCGCGCCGCTCTCGTCCACCATGAACCGCACCTGCGTGGTGGTGATCCGCTGCGTCGTCTCGCCCACGGCCTTTGTCCCAACCAGATGCACGATCCACTCGCCCGCCGCCAGATTCAGATGATCCTCCGGCGAAATCGCGTCGTCCGTCAGCAGCACGCTGTACGTCTTTCCTGTTCCTTCAAACACTGCGGTCTTGGCCGCGCCGTCCCAGTCCTCTGTCTGAAACACGAACCGCGCCGCCAGATAGTCAATGGTGTTGGACGCCACCACGGTGTATTTCATTCGCAGCTGCTGCCCGTATACATAGAACGTCATCATGTCTCTCACCCCTTTTTACATAAGAGCATAACAGAAGCGGCGGTGGAAACTCTATCCCACCGCCGCTTTGCTCTTGTCAGTGCCAGGGCGCATCCCCTATGGTGCTTTCCGCATACCCCTGCTGGTAATACAGGGCGTCCTTCTGTGTGGCAGACAGCGCCATGCCGTCGATCAGCGCCAGCACCTTCTTTTTCTTGCTGCCGCTGTCGGTCTTGCCGTCCCCGTCCAGATCCTCGCCGGATGTTCGGCTCGCCTCACGATAGAAGTCAAGGAACATATCTCTGTCGATTCCAGCAGGCTCCGCATAGTCGGTATAGGCACGGGCAACATACCGCTCTGTACCGCTGCCAAACCACTCTTTGGCGTTGGACGTGGCTTCCCACTTGTCCATGACCTCCTGTGCTTCCTCTCCACTGTATCCGATCTCCTCCAGCTGCTTGCGCATGTCGGTGTCGGACGCGCCGGAATCCTGAATAACGGATTTGATACCCTTCTGGAGCTGTCCGTCGCTGTACCCCCGCTTCTTCATATCCTCGTAGATGTACTGATACGCCTCCTTGTCCTGCTCCATGGCCATATACAGCAGCTTATAATACCGGGTGTTGTTGCCCGCGTCCGGCGCAAGCCGCCAGATGGCCCGCTCCATTTCGTACATCACCCGGATGTTGCCGCTGCTCTGCGCGATGCTCCGGGCAATGGCCCACACGTCGCGGCCCATATTGGCCACGGAGACGCCGAAGATCTTACTGCCCGCCGTCAGCAGCTGCTTGGCGGCATACAACGGGGTTTTCTTGCCCTCGCCCTGCAAACTCTTGACGAAGCCCTCCGCCGCTGTAATAAAGTCTCCCGCCGCGTCGGCGTCCATCCGGCTTACCGTGAAGCCCTGCATCAGCGACTTAATATCTTTCGCATAGGGAATACGGCCCAGCGGGTCGGCATTGTCCCAGATGTTGCTGCCCAGCAGCACGCTCAGGAAAGTGTCCTTCTCCTTGTCGCCGGTGAAGCCGGTCAGCTTTTCCAGATATCGTTCCCCGTATCCCTTGTCCTTGTCGTCGTCACGGAAAGCGTCCATGACGGACTGCGCCAGCGCGTTCACCACGTCCGTCACCAGCACAGCACCGATGGTGCGGGTCATTTTCTTCATGGCGGCGCTGCGCTTCGGGATATTCTGCTCAAACCGCCATGCGTCATAGGAGCGCATGAACATGTTCAGCGTTTTCAGCGGCTCACCCATAAAGGCCGTGGCCTGCTTGGTCAGGCCGTTGGCGTCCCGCATGATCTGCGTCCGCTGCATGATGCCGTCCACCACCTGAGACTGGTCAATGACCTCCGTGAACACCTGCGCCACGCGGGAGAAGAAAGCGTCGCTTCCTTTCTCATAACCGCCCTCGTTCACCACCGTCCACTCGCAGGCATTCCAGATGGCGCCCCACGTCACGGCGTCCGCCTTACCGGCCAGCCATCCGCTCTTGTCGTTCAGCCACTCCAATGCGCCGCCTTCGCTGCCATAGACGTTCTGGGCGATGCTGTACCGGCTGCTCTGGTCAAAGCCCGCCGTGTCCTTGATGCTGGCAATGGGGGCGTACTTCTTGGCTTTCTCCCAGCCGTTGCCCTCCGTTGCGCCGCCCACAATGCCCTTTGCCATCGCAGACGGGTCGAGGATAGCCGCCGCCCGGATGTAGGCCGTGGGCTGCTGGGCCACCACCCGCAGGTTAAAGCCCACACTGGCACCCTTCACGCCGCCCACCATCTTCTCGATGAATCGGGTGGTGTCGGTGCCGGTGCTGCCCATGCCGTTCTGCACGTCCCGCATCAGATTCCGCCAGTATTTCTGCGCCGCCTCGCCGTACACATCCGTCAGAACGTGCTTCACGTTCTTGCCGGTCAGGTTGCCTTTTGCGTCACGGTAGCGGTAGTTATACAGCCGGTTGATATCCTCCATGGGGGCCAGCAGCGTGCTGTACTGGATCATGTCGCTGGCATTCTGGGCGAACACGTCGTACATGTCCCCGATCTCCAGCGCGTTGCTGGCGTTGGGGGTCAGGGCCTTGGCGCTGCCCATGTTCTTGATCTCGCGGGCCACATCCGCGCCCTTCTCGGAATTCTGGGTGGTGCCCTCCTGCGCCGCCTTGACGGGCCAATATTTCCCCTCCGTGAACTTCTGATAGCCGTACACGGTCATGCTGGCCTCGTTGCCCCACTTGGCAAGGTCGCCGCTGGCGATCTTCTGGAAGCCCTCTGCCACCTTCCGCTGCGCCTCAGTCAGCGTGCCGGTGATGACAGTCAGATCGTCCACCGTCAGGCGGATGTTCTCCGTGCCCCGCTCAATGGCCGCCTGCTTGCCGTTTTTCTTGATGGCAGGCTGTACCACGCCGCCCACTGTCAGGTGATGCACCGCCTGTTCGCCGCGCCCCACCAGATTGTAGAGGTTCATGATCTGCCCCGTGGTCAGCACCAGCCGCTGGCCGTCCTCGCCCACGAAGAACTCATGGCGCTCCAGCCGGTTTTTGTAGACCTCCTTGTCCATGAACTTCTCCGCCGCTGCCTGAATGGTTTTCAGCATGGTGTTCTGCTTGTCCTGCGCGTTGCGCAGCGTCCGGTATACCTGCATGCCCGCCTCGCCGTAGGCGTAGAAGAACGTATACGGGTCATAGAGATCCAGCGCCAGCTTGCGGTTGGCCCGCTTCCGGGAGAACGTGCCGTCCCGCAGTGCTTCCGCCAGCTCCTGCACCCCGGCATAGCGCTCAATGGCCAGATTCTTGTTGAAGGTGGACACGCTCCGTTCAATGGCCCGCACCGCCTGCCACACGGTGGTCAGTTCCTCGCTGTTCATGTCGGCAATGCGCTTGTTGCCGAAAGCCATCACCTGATCCAGCAGCCCCGCGCCCTCGCTGCCCAGCAGGTCGGGGTCGATCACCAGCGCTTCGCCGCTCCTGAGAATTTCGTCATAGGCGTTTTTCAGGGCAATAGCCGCCTGTGTCCGTGCCGTGGGCAGTCCCTCACCGTTCGCTACGTGCTCACCCGACAGGCCGCCGCGCGTGCCATCCTTGTGAATCACATAGTGTTCTGTGCCTGGCTTGATGCTGTATGCGCTCTCCTGATTGATGCTGCCCAGCAGCGCCGCCACGCTCTGCCGCAGCTTCTCCGGAATGTGCTGCTTGTCCGTGGGGGTCAGCAGCTTCCGGGACAGGTCGGCGGTATGCCGCGCGATTTTGGCCCGCAGGGCGGTGGCATTGCGCCGCTCCCGTCCGGCCTTGGTCTGCTCCTGATAGTGCCGCCGCATTCGCTCCACCTGCCTGTCACGGCCCTCGCGGGTCTTAATGAGCATCTGCGTCAGCCGCGCCTTGGTCTCCTGAAGCTCCAGCGCCTGCCGGTCGGCAAAAGTGGGGTTGCTCTGCCGCACGTCCTCGCCGATCATCCCGTCGATCAGCAGATTGGAAAGCTCCGTCACTGCCGCGTCACGGAATCCATCGAAAGGATTCTCATAAATGCGGCCCACGTTGTCCAGCACCTCGCTCATCCGCAGCAGCTGGTCGCCGGGGTGGATGATAGTGCTGGGGAAATAGCCCTCGCCGAACATCTCCGTCAGCTCACTGTACGCCACATCCACGTCAAGGCCGCTCTTGTCGCTGATCTTCAGCGTCCTCCGGTTGGCCCTGCGCCAGTCCTTAAAATCCGGAATGGAGCCGTCATCGGTATACCGCAGCGTGACGTTTTTCAGGTGGTCGCGGATAGCCAACAGCTCCCCGCCGCTCTCCGCCTGCACCAGCACCCCGTCGATGATTTTCTCCGCCGCCGCACGGGCATGGGGCCGCAGGGTGTCCATGGATACGTCGTCGGCCATCAGTGCCTTGCCCAGCGCCGTCATGTCGCCCTCAATGGCGCGGTAATCGGAGCTGCTGCCGTAGTCGGAGAGGAACTGCCGTCCCAGCTTCTTCACGTCGCCGGGGCGCACGCTGGGCGTCTCGGTGCGCCGCAGCTCCCCGCGCCACTTGGCCACGCGCTCGGTCAGCACACGGTTCCGGTTTTCCAGTGCCCGCCGCTCCTTCTTCAGCTCCCGCACTTCCTGCTCCAGCTCCGTGGCGGATTTCAGCTGAAAGCGAATGTCGGGGTCTCCGGTGGGCTTTTTGTTGTCCACGTTCTTGAACTGGCTGCTGTCAAAGGCCACATAAACGGTTGCATCGTCATACTTACCCTCGACGATATATCCGTCATAGCCCAGCACCTCACGCGCAGCCTTTAAGACTGCGCCCGGATCACCCATGCCGTTGGCCAGCTCCGCAAGGATCTCACTGTCGCTTTCACTGGTCTCCATGGTCATGCGCAGCGTATCATTTACGGCGCGGTTGTACCATGTGCGGGACGGATACCCCATGCCGCCGCGCGAATCATAGTTAAGAACCAGATCGTCGCCGGTCGGGTCGATTGCCATAATAAGGCGCTTTACCTCTGCATTCGATAGTGTGACCTCGCTGTCACTGAGCGGATTCTTGATATCAAGATATCCCTCCAGCAGCTGGCCGCCGCCCTTTTCGTATCCCTGCGCCATCGTCTTGAGATCAGTGAAATAAAATCCCTGTCCCTCGGAACTGCCGTTTTGGCTCATAAAGTCAGCTGAAAATTTTGTGAATTGCGCAGAGCTGCCGTGATACACCGTTTTCAGCCGTCCCTCCGCATCCCGTACCTTACTGTTCTTGAAGTATTCCTGCTGCTGTTCCGTCAGCTGCCGCCCGGTGCTGTCGGTTTTCAGGGAAAACTTCTTCTTGACATTCAGCGCGTTCCGTAGTATATCTGTGGTATAGAGTTCGCCATCAGAAGCGTTCGGCCCTGTCGTGATCAGGTGTCCGTTTGCTCCGGTGGCGGACTCTTTTTCTGTTACCACATCGTGCAGATAAAGACGTTGATTTTGCGGGTCACGCTGAAGCATGACGCCAACATACATTTTCTCAGGCATTTTGCCGACCTCGACCGGTGCGGCAACCACGATTCGCTCCAATCCATGTTCGTTTTTCGCCGCCTGATAGATGACGACGCCGCGATCCAGCACATACGGAATTGCCGCATACGTTTCTATTTTTCGCGGTGTATGCCCGTGCCTTATCTCGGAGCGAACGCTGGAATTTGACAACGCGACATCGCCAAATCGCTCTGTGCGCAAGTTGTTGTCCAGCGAATCGAAGTAACGTTGAATCCGTGTTTTCAACGGGATATCCCTGCCGCCAAGCTCATTTCCGGTCAGTTGTGCCACCGCATCCATGCTTTGGAGCGCCACCGAATTTTCCGTAATATCAGATTCCGCATATTTCGGATACTTGATCTGATACCGCCCGTCCCCGTCGCCCTCGCGGGCGGCGGTTTTTGCTTTCTGCGCCTGTTTTCCCGCCGCGTCATAGGCTTTCTGCCACAATGCCGCACACTGCTCCAGTTCGGCCATGCTCTTGCCGTAGGCATCCTGTGCGGCCCTGTCCTGCGCCGTCTTGCTGCGGAACAGAGACTTCACCTTTGCGATAAAGGCTTTCAGGGCGTCCAGCAGCTTCTTGGCGGCGCTGCGGTTCTCCTTGGCGAAGTCCTCAAATAGATTGCCGTTTTCCATCATGTCGCGGGTGAAGTCGGCGGCGATCTCGTCCATGGCCTCCTCCTGCGTCAGCTTCACGCCCGCTTCCTCGGCCTTGGCCATATACGCCACCACATACGCCGCCGCGCCCTCCTCGCCGGATTCCCGTGCGCGGTAACTCATGGCATGGTCACGGTAGGCGCGGTACTCCTCCGGCGCCAGCTCCTGCATGCGGTGCGTCACCTCGTGGGCCGCCACAAAGCCGAAAGCGTTGTCCGCGTCAGCGGCGATCTGAATGAGGTTGCGGCTGGAAATGTACACGCCGTTGGCCTTGCCGCCGGAGATCGTGTCCACCATCTCGATACGCACGCCCAGATTCTTGCCCAGCGTGTTCAGCAGCGCCGCCGTACCGGCCTGATCCTTGGCCATCTTCCGGGAATGTTCGTTATCCACAAGGCCGCTTTCGCTGCCTGCGCTGCTCACGAAATCCAGCCCCGCCTTTTCCCGTGCAAGGCTGGCCGCCGCGTCGGAAAGACCCGCCTCATAGGCCGCCGTCTGTACGCTCTGGGGCAGTGCGCTGGCCGCCTCGCTCTTCACGTTGGCAGCAGATTCCCGCCGCAGGCCCGCCTGATAGAGAACGGTAAAACCCGCTTGCAGCTTGCCCTTGCTCTCCACGTCGGCGTTCTGCACCTCGGCCCACGCCTTGCCGCCGTTCTCGCCCAGCCCGTTCTGCCACGCCGCAGCCTCCCGGCCTGCGATATAGGCGATCTTCCGCTGGGTCTCGCTGAGATAGCTCAGATCCTCCTGCTGCATCACGGCCTCTTCCTTGGCTCCCGCCTTGCCGTACTCATAGGCGATCCGGTACGCCGAATCATACAGCGCCACGTCCTGCCCCTCGGCATAGGTGCTGCGGAACACCTCCGCCTGCGCCCCGTACTTGTCGGAAGCCTCTGTCAAGGCCGTGTCCTCCGCGCTTTGCTGGTCATCCAGCTGCACACCGGCCTCCTGCAAGAACTGGCGATACCGCTCCGCTGTCAGCTCATTGCTGTGCTGCACGGCGGTCTGTACCGCCATGTTGCCGCCGCCCATCAGGCCACCGGCCAGAGCGCCCGCACCGAAGTCCACGGCGATATCCTTGATCGTCTCGCCCACGACCTTCTGCTGCGCTTCCTGATGGCTCATGCCGCCTGCCATGTAGGCATTGATCCGCTGCTCCACGTCGGCCATGTCACCGTTGATCACCTTATCCCACCACAAATTGGCAAGGTCGGTGAACATCTCCTCGCTGCCCTCGATACCGCCCTGAATGGCGGCATTTTTCAGCATTCCGGCCAGCTTCTGCTTTGCCGTGCCCGTGGGCAGCTTCATGTGGATCAGGCTTTCCAGACTTACCTTCTCAAAGAAGCTTTCCATCACGCCCGCCGCCACACCGGTGACAATGGCGTGGCTGTCGTCCAGTCCGCGATCCTTTGCCGCCACCATCGCGTCGGTGGCCGCCGCGCCGCCCAGCGTGGCCGAAGCGGCAGCAGGCGGAACGCCCAGCGCCGCCAGCGCCGCCGTGGCCGCGCTGTCCAGCATGGACGTACCCACACCATATGCAAACGCCGCCGCATCGCCGTGGTCATACTGGAGGTTTTTCGTCACCTCGCCCCGCACACCGCTGGCGTAGGCATAGGGCAGCATGGCCGGGGAATGGTAGTCCGCCGGGGTATCGGGATTCCGAAGCTTTTCCACCGCCGTGTATACCGTGCCAATGCCGCTCAGAAGGTTGGCAGGGACGGACAGCAACGTGCCGCCAATAGGCGACTTCTCGCCCTCATTCCGCGCCATCTCCTGTACCTTGGCGTACCGCTCCGCATTCTTCTCCCGCTTGGGAATATTGCGCTGATAGTTCACCAGCTGGGAAAGCTCGTCCTCCGAGAGACCGGACGCCAACAGTGTCTCCCGCGCAGCAACCTTTCGGTCATAGTCAGCCTGCGCCGCGGCGGCCGGAACACCCTCTGTGCTTGCCAGCACCTCCAGCGCGGCAGTCTGCTCCTCCGTCAGCTTGTCCAGCGCCTCGCGGCCCTTCACGTCGTATTGCAGGCTCTCCGCCTTGTTCAGATCGGCCTTCATGGCGGCATACTGCCGCTCCGCCTCCGTCGTCCGGTTGGCGTCATAGCCGCCGAAAGCACGGATGTTATAGGGCGCTTTCTCCTCCTGCGCCTTTTTTTCGGCCTTTTCCACCTCGGTGCGGTACTTGTCCAGTTCCAGCCCCAAAAGCCGCTGGTACTCCTGCTCAGACAACTCCTGCTGCGCCTTTTCGTCCGCCAGCTCCTTGGCGGTTTTCTGCCGATCTCCGGCAAAGGAGAATCCCCCCAGAAACGTACCGTAGGGAGAGACTACCTGTCTCTCCCGTTTTTTCTGCTGTGTCTCCACCGGCTCCGGCGTAATCACCATGCTGCCGGGGGAATAGAGCTTACTCTTGCTGTCGCCGTATCTGCTGGGGTCAAACCCGGTTTCCGTGCCGCTGTCCACCCTCGTATCCGCAGCGCTGCTCCCGTAGATTTTGCTCTTCTTACTGCCGTATTTACTCGGATCAAATCCCGCCATGTGTTGACCTCCTATGTTAATACAGTTCGTTCATGATCTGTTCCGCTTGGGCGGCGGTGATCTCGCCCCGCTGCACGAACCCGTTCAGCAGGTTCGCTGTGCGGCGGGACTGCGCCCCCGCCTTTGCATAGGCCAGCGCCCTGCTGTACGCGGTGGTGTCCTTGTAGGAAGAACTCCCCGTGTTCTTGCTGCCGCCGGAACCGCCGCTGGAACTTCCTCCGCCGCTGCTCTTTGCCGCCGCAGCCGCCTGCGCCTGCGCCGCCTGCTCCTGCTGCCACCGGAACTGCTCCAGCTGCAATTGATACTGCCGGTCGGCATTCTCCTTCTCCAGCTGGTAATTTCTGTCCGTGTTGAACTGGTTCCACTGCTGGAGCCACTGGTTATACCCCCGGTCATAGGCGGTGTCCGCGTTGCCCTGGGCATAGTCACGTTCCGTCAGCCACTGGTTGTAGGCGTCCCGGTACTTGCTGTACTCATCGTCTGCCAGATCACCCAGCATGCCGTACTGCTGCTGCATCCGGTCGCCCTCGTCCTGATACTGCTGATAGGCCATCTGGTACAGCTCCGGCACCACATCATTCAGCTGCTGCAAATAGGCGTCGTACTGCTGCTGGCCCACCGCCTGCCCGTAGGTGCTGGCATAGCCGCCCGTCAGCGCCGCCGCCTGCCCCATGGTGTCCATCATGGCCATCCGGCCCTTTTCGGCGTACTGCTTGGCATACTGCTGGTATAGCTCGTCCTGATTGATGTCATACCGGAACTTGTCCCGGTTCACGATCCGGTCATACAGGTCTTTCAGCTGATCCTCGTAGCTGTTGGCGTAGGTGGGGGCGTTCTTCTGGGCCTCCAGCAGCGCCTTCAATGCCTCCTGATACGCCTGATCCCCCGCCGCGTCATAGGTAAGCGTCGGGGTTTTGGACGTGGTGGTGCGCGTTGTCGGCCGCACCGTGCCTGTGCTGCTGGGCACCGTGCTTTTCCCGGTGGTATTGCCGCTGTTCCCATACAGCGCCCCCTGCGTGTTTTTCCCGGCAACACCGTCAACGGAAAGCCCCATGTCCTTCTGATATTTCTTCACGGCGGCGCTGGTGGACGGGCCGAACTTGCCGTCCGCGCCGCTGCTGCCCACGTCATAGCCCGCGCTCATCAGCGCGTTCTGGAGCTTGCGCACCTCCTCGCCGCTGGAGCCGATGGAAAGCTTGTTATATGTCGCCATTGGTCATCATTCTCCTTCTTCGGAATTTTTCCATTTGCCGATGCAATGGATGTGAACATCGTTGATTATCACGCTGCCGCCGTAGCTTTGCCACACACGGTAGTTCACGGCGGCAGCGGTGACAGCGCATGCCTGCGCGTTCGCGTAAGTGTTGGTCAGGGCATTGGCGGTACAGCAGACCGGCGCAGCGGCAAAAACGCCATCCGGCAGATCCACAGAAGCGTCTTTGATATTGTCCGCACTGAACACGCCGTCCTCCACCTCTTCCAGAGAAACAGCCCCTAAACTGCCGGAGTGCCACCATGCTTCCGAGATCCCGCTTGCCCACTTGCGGTATGTCCAGCTGCCGCTTTCGCCCTGCTCGATCACAACATCTTTCAGGTTGCCCGCCGAAACATTGCCGCGTATCTGCACATTTCCGTTCGCGTGGATATCCCACCACACTGCCAGCACATCATCATACTCAGCAATCTGCCCGAAAGCAGCGCCCGTTCCTCCCGCTTTCAGGTGGAAAGCCACGGATTTGGTGGGAACCATCTGCTCGTATACCGTCTCCGTACCAAGGGCGTCCGTTACCTTCAGCCTGACGATGTAGCTCTTATCATCGTTTACCTCCGTGCTGTTGACCAGTTTCGGTATGCCGCCCTGCATGGAAACGTCCGCGCCATAGGAGGAAGCACCGGACTGCTTATATGCGCCTTTCAGCTCCGCGCTGTTCTTGCCATTAAGCCCCGTGTAGTTGATCGTGCCTTTTGCGCACAGGTATCTGCCGTCATTTTTGGGCTGCATCTGGCTGTCGCTGCGGAAAACGGAAATGTCCGTGATCGTGGGCGGCGCGTAGTCCAGCAAAGTGATCGTGTGGTTTTCGGTCGTGCTGAACCCTCTGCTGTCTGTTACTCTCACAATGATAACGGCAGACGTAGCGGAGAGGATTCCCGTCTTGGCCGCATTATCCACCGCCGCCGTTGTAAAGCCGCCGTAGGTCACAGAAAACCCGCTTACCGAAGATCCGTATTTCGGAGATACCTTGGACGCGTCAAATGTGACAACGGCCTTGGAAAAGCCCTTTATCCAGTCCTCAATTCCAGCAGCGGCAGGCACATTCTCTCTCACCACCGTGTACCAGCCGCTTTCCACCTCAGGCAGCGCATCGTCTGGCGGGTACAGGATCAGCGAGACGATATTTGCTCCTCTTTCATTGCCGTTATAGTAGGTCGTGCAGGTGATCGCGCACGGTGTGCCCGCCGATGTGACCTTATCAATAAGACTTGTCGGCGGCGTCCATGTATAGTTCGAGGTCACATTTGTTGCAATTGTTCCCGTCTCGCCGTTACACGCATAGGTAAGCGTATGCCTGTAGCTCGTATTCTTCCTGTTGGTGTAGATGATAACGCCCGTGCCCAGCTTGGTGGACGCCGCCGAAAGCGTGGGGACAGACGCAGGCTCTGTAGCAGGCGGGACATATGTGCCGATGCTCGTCCGGTAGGACATATCCAGGTCGCCTCTGCTGCCGCCTTGCGGATGTACATTGATGGAAAGATAAATGCTGCTTGCCGTTGTCGCCCCGGATATCGGGAAAGATATCGAGTTCGACCATCGGATAGAGCCTGTGGTGTTGTTCTTCAGCAGCTTCGTCGTACCGTTTACCGTTACTTCGATCCAGTATTCATATGTCCATGTGTGGTCGGGAGCCTGTCCAAAGGAGCCGGAAACCGTCACAGTCCCTGAGTAGTATTCGCTGTCAGACGATAATCTGGAAATATCATCCGATACGCTGATGGTGATGGGAGGCTCAGTCCCCCAAACTGTTGACGCCATTACGTCCCACCTCCGATCCACTTAAATGCAAGGCCGTTACTTCCGTCAATAGCCCAGTTCCCCGCCACCTCCAGACTTCCGGCCGACATTCTGCTTGCCGTCAGCGCATTGTTGGCGAAGTAGGCCACCTCGTTGCCGTTGACATAGAAGGACAGCTTCTGCGTCGTCCAGATGGACATGTTGTGCGACTTGTCGATGATGTCATATTCCACACCGTTGACGGTCTCTTTCAGTCCCGTCACCGTAATGTCCTGCCCGATGGCAATACCGATCAGGGGCGTAAGGCCGTCATACCCCACAATACCCTGCCGGATATAGCCGTTTGTCGTGGAAATGTAGTGGTCAACGATCTCACTGGTGGCCGTTATGTCTCTTTGGAGCGCTTCTGCCGTCTCTGTGATCTCCGCTTGTACATTCTGCTGGAAGGTTCCGAAGTCGCTGACGGCCACATAGTTGCTCTCAAGTTCGTGGGTGATCCTGTCGATCTCTTGGCGCACGAACTTGGCGTTCTTGATAATCAGGCTTTTCAGCTCGTCCTGCGTCTGGCTGATCTCCTGCTTCGCCTGCTCTGTGAGGGAACCCCCGCCCAATTCCTTGGCGGCAGCGGGGGTAAAATTCTCCACTGTCAGGCTGTTCAGGCTCATGTTTAACTCCTCCACAAGCCTGAACAGGTAGCGCCGCACAGAAACCAGCTCCTCGGCGGACTTCCCCGCCACCATGGGCGGTGTGGACAGATTCACCATTATGCGTCACTCCCCGTTTCCAGTATCTTTGCAAATGAGTATACCCGAACCTCGCCCTCGCCCTCTATCCTCAGCCGGAAGTGGTCGCAGCGCCGGGGCCGCACTGGCAGCAGAAAGCTCTTTGTGCCCACGCCCTCCATGTGGCCGCAGTGATGCCACACGCCGTCGGAATCATACTGGATGGCCATGTCCGCCTTTGCGCCTTTCGGCAGCAGCATCCGCAGATTGAACCGGCTCACATATTTCTGCTCCACTGTGGTATAGCCGATCAGGCCCGTCTCCGCCGCCCACTTCACCGCCGTCTCCGGCGTACCCTGACTGCCATGCAGGGCAAGCAGCTGCTTTGTCTCCGCGTCGATGGCGTACAGCTCCCCGTCCATCTGGGTAAAGCACAGCGCATGCAGATCGTCCTCTCTGTGCCACAGGCCCTTTGCCGTGTCGTAGCAGAACATGTGCCACGCGTTGGCCCCATCCCGCATGGACAGGTAGTACTTTCCGCCGCACCCGCCGCCCACGGCATTGTGATAGCGCACATCTCCCAGCGCCTCTCCCACAGCGGAGGGGAAGCTCCCGTCATAGGCGCATACGCCCTCACGGGCCTTGTAATACAGCACCTCGTTCACCACGCACAGGCTTTTGCCGCTGCCGTTCTGTACGCCGCGTCCCACCGTCTCCGTCACCTGATGGGCGCCCACAGAACTGATGGCGATCCGGTGGATCACATTCTCTTTGAAGAACGTGGGGTAGCCCAGATAGTTGGCCGCCCCTGTCCATGCCCCGTCGGAGCCGACGGAAGCAGCCCACGCGTCGGTAGAGATACCCAGAAAGCGGTTCCAGTTCTTGAAATCGCCCAGTGCGCAGCAGTACAGCTCGTTCACGGCCTTGCCGTCCACCATGCCGTACTTGCAGCCCCACACCCGGTTCTGGCTCTCACACACATAGTCCATATCCGGTACGCTGCGTGAGACCGTCACAGTGCCTGTGGTCTGCGTCACCGCCACGTCAACAAGGCCCACCACCACGATGTAGTTGTTCTCCGGATCAACGGCATAGATGGCCTTTGTGCTGTTGAGCGCGTCATACTGCTCCTTTACAGCCGCGCTCTCGCCGGGATAGGCAATCCCGGAAAGCTTCACGCCGTCATACTGCTTGAACCCCATGCCGATACCTGTCGCCTGTATGCGGACATATACCGTGGGAACCGTGGCCCATGTCGCGGAGGAAACGCTATATCTCCGCAAAGAATGGGGCGTCTGCGTGGTATCGAGCCAATACTGGCCGCCCTCCGGCTCTTCCGGCTGCGTGGTAGCAATGTCCTGTATCACGGCGCCGTTCGCGTCGCAGATATCATACCGGACATTGGATTCCGCGCAGGAAACAGCCACCGTGTTTTCCATGTCGCCGAAGTCGCTCATATCCTTGGTGTTGAGATACTTCTTGTCCGGCCAGATCAGCAGATACGCACCCATGCTCACCAGCTGCTTTTCGCCCGCCGTCAGCCTCAGGCCCACGATCTCATAGCCGTTGTAGTAGAGCTTCCCGTTGTCCACATAGGCCAGCGTCTCCTTTGCCAACATGCCGCCCGGCGCGGTCAGCGTGGCGTCCAGAACGCCCCGCCGGTTCCGGCTGGCCAGCATGGGGTAGTAGTCGGAGGTCAGATTCTGCATCTCGTAGAATTCCCCGTCCCCGATCCGCAGGTCATGGTGATAGCCCCGGAACACGTCCGTCACCTGCTGTGCGGTCTTGGTCTCCTCCACGGTGGGAAAATACGGCATACTGCGCCCCTCCTCTCAAAACCGGAAGGCCGCTTCCGCAGGCAGCGGCACATGCGTCCGGTTGTACCAGTTCCAGAACGTCTGATAGGCGTTGTTGTACAGCACCACGCTCTGGTTATACTTGGCCATTTCCCCGTTCTCCTTGTCGATCTGGGACTGCAGGAAATAGTTGTAGATATCCTCGTCGTAGGGATACGGCACCAGCAGCACCGTGTCCGGGTCGGCCTCCCCGTAGCCATCGAACTGCGTCAGCGTGCTGCCCTCGTGGGTGGCGATGACCTCCCAGAAGATCATCCCGTCCAGCTTACTGAGCCACCGCACCTTTGTCTCGTGGTCGTACTGGTTGGGCTTCATGCGGTCAACCAGCTCCACCGCTTCATTGATGGTCATCGTCATATCCTCCTTTGAAAAAAGGGGAGCCGCCGCTCCCCTTCCTTGTGTCCTGTTGTTACTGGGGCTGTTTGGCCGCCTCCAGCAGTTCTTCCTTCTTCTGCTCCAGCATCTCCTGCGCCTCAAAGGCCCGGCGGATTTCCGCCGCCACACACGGGGGCACCATGCTTTTCTTGCCCTTGGGCAGCAGGTAGTTGGTGCCGTTCACGCTGACAAAGAAGTTGGGGTCGTCGTTGGACTGCCCGCGGGGGATATATACCTCCACCCGCTCCTCCTCCACAGGCGCGGCTTTCTTTCTGGTTTTCTTCTCCTCCGGCTGGGTGGTGGAAGCGGCAGGATCGACCTGCACGCCGTCAGGGTTCTGCATATTCACGTTATTATCTGCCATGTTGTCCTCCTTACAGTATGAGAGGGGCAGGGCTTTCCCTGCCCCTCATGGGTCGTCAGTTGGCCGTATCGGTGGCGCTGTAGCTGGACACGCACATCACGCGCAGCATGCGCTCGGGGTACAGCATCGTGGCGCCGTTGGTCTCGAACTTGTAGCCGATGGTGCTGAACTGGTTCAGCGGGCCGCCGATCTCGCTCTTGTCGTGAACGATCATCTCCGCGCCGCCGCCGTCGGGATCAATAATACCGAAGGAATCCTTGCCGAAGGCATAGCAGGCGTAGGTGGCGCCATTGGCCTTATTCTTGTAGTTGTTGCCGGTCAGCACCGGGGCAAACACATCCTCGATGAAGCGCATGCCGTGCAGTTCACCGATCTCGCCGTTGAACAGCTCCGTGGTGGCGGCGTACTTGTGGGCCTCCACCCAGTCCTTGCTCTTGCGCAGGTCATAGGCCACGCTGGGGTGGATCACCATCGCGTACTTGCCGTGGATCATGGGCACGCGATCCTTCTTCATCTTGGTCACGGCCTTGGCCACCATGTCGGGGGTCAGCTTGGCCCAGCCGTTGGGGGTGGCGCTGTCGCTGCTGCCGGTGGTGCCGCCCGCCGCCATGGTGGCGCAGGAGGTGGGGGTGGACACGAAGGTGCCGTCCTCGGTCACATTGTCGCAGTACAGCACGTTGGTGTTGGTCAGCAGTGCGTCGCGGATCAGCACCTCCTGGGTCTCCGCCAGAGACGCGCCCATCTCCTCGGTAGCGCCCAGAATCACGTCGTCATAGGCGTGCAGCTCCAGCTGGTCGGACACAGCGGCGAAGGTGCCGTACTGGTCGATGGAAGCGGTCTTGACGCTCATGCCGAACTTCTGGCCGGTGGGGATCACGCCCTCGGTCAGCTTACCGGCACGGGCGAAGGTGTTCCACTTGCGCCATTCCACGGTCTTGCCCCGGCCTCTGGGCAGAGGCTGCTTCTTGGCAAACTGCGCATACACCAGCTCCACACGGGCGTTTTCCAGCAGCTCCGTGTCGTAGAAGGTTTTCAGCTCGCCGCTGAGCGTGTTGGCGCCGGAAAAGGCGGTGGTGGTGCCGTCATAGGCGTTCACATAGTTGCCGGTGGCGTTCACCACAGTGCCCGCGTCGGCAAACAGCTGCAAATTGATGGCGAATACCATCAGCTTGGTTGCGATAGTTTTCATGTACAATTCTCCTCTCGTCGTCACAGAGGGAGAAGCGGCTTACTTGCCGGGATAAATCTTCTGCCCTCTGGCCGCAGCTTCCCTGATCTGGCGCTTCAGCGCCTCACGCTGCTCACGGGAAGCATGGGCATAGTCAAATGTGGTCACAGAGGGAGCCTGTGCCTGCGTCCCGTTCTCCACAGGGCGGGCCTGACCGGATCGGATGGCGTTGGACATCTGCTCCGCCGTCTTCTGCGCTGCCGCCTGCATGGCGGCCTGCTGGATCTCCTTGCGGTGGATGGCGTAGTAGGCATCCTCCACGCTCAAACCGCTGTTGGGCGAGGTCATGCGGGAAAACACGGGGTTTTTCAGCTCCTCCAGCAGATCAAAGGACGGAAACGTCTTTTTCAGCGCCTCGCCCTGCTGGTGAAGGTTCTCCATGTGGGCGTTGAACGCCTGCTGTGCGGCGGTCTGCTCGTTCTGGGCCTGCAATCGGGCGTTGTCCCGCTGCAGCTGCTCGATCTGCTTCACCGCCGCCACCGACATGCCCATCTCCTCGGCCTTCTCTGTATACAGGGAATCGTCCTCCGAAATGGCCTTTGCCAGCGCCTCCGGGTCTTTGCCGTCCAGCCCGTACTTCCGGGCCACCAGCTCCAGCGCCGGAGAAAGCTTACTCAGCGTGTCCTCCGCCTGACCGGCTGTCTTGAGCCGCGCCTTGATGACGGACTGCATCTGCTTGTTGTACTCCGGGTCTGCCATGATCTCGTCCCAGCTCATCCGGGCCGGGGCTGCATTGTCTCCCTCGGGTGCGGGATTCTCGGCAGCGGCGTCCTGCTGATCGGTGGGCTGCTGCTCCTGCTGCGCGGCCTCCTGCTTGGGGGCAGGCTGTTCCATGCGCGGCGCAGGGGCTGCTTTGGCCCGTTTCGCCCGTTTTGCCAGCACGCTTTCGGGCACACCCAGCTCCCGCAAGCGCGTCTCCCCGGCGTCGGGAGCAGTTTCGCCCGGTGTCGCAGCCGCACCCTCGCCGCCGTCGCCGCCCTCGGCGAACAGCTGCAAGCCCAGCCACTTGAAATACTTTTCCATGCGTTTTCCTCCTGAAAATCTGCCGCTTACGACCGGCGAGTCGATGGAGTATGGCGCGGACAGTTGGGGATCGAACCCACCGCACGCGGTTTTGGAGACCGCGTCGCCGCCTTGGAACATTTGCCCGCATAGGGAAGCCGGTGTACTGATGCCGCCCACCGGCAGGCGGCCCATAGAAAGGAGGTGAAAAATGAAAGGCAAGTATAGCTTACACCATTGCCCACAGAAATCTCTATCCCACCACTTACTCAATGATCTCCCGTCTCGTGACCGGAACGTCAAAGCATACCTTTACCTTCCAGCCAAGCGTCATAAACGCCTCTGTTCGGTCGACCACAGCACACCGGAAGCCGCCCCACTTGTCCCAGAACGCCTTCATCTCCTCCGGGGTTCTGGCCGCCGCGCTTTCCTCTTTGTACTGCCTGCACTTTTCCAAATACTCCGTGGAGTAATCCCGGCTAATGAATGCGTCATTCTCCAAGATCCACTTCTCCACGGCCTGTCCGGCCTGCCGCGCCAGCTCCTTCTTGGCCTCTTCCACCGCCTCGGCAGGTGTTCCCGCGCTGATCTCGGCATAGCTACCCAGCGCAATGTCCTTCTCGACGCTCTCCTTTACGCACCTCGCGTTGTACTTTTCCAGTTTCATGTCAAATCACCCGATACGTCAGATTTTCCGGATATCGCTGCTGCAAAACGTCAAAGCCCGCGCATACCGTGTCAAACACCAGCGTAGTCACCGCCTGCATCCCATGCACCGGCGCACAGGCAATGGTGGCGTTTCCCTCATTGATCTCCAGCACAGGCCGCCGCACTCTCCGCCGGTCGGCGCACAGCTCCGTCACATTGGCCGAGAGCGTATACACCAGAATGCTGGCAGCGGCGCACACCAGATCGTGGCCCGCCTCGCCGCTGTGTGCATGGCCCTTCACCTTCAGGATCAGCCGTTTCCGGTCATAGGTCACGTTGATCATTTGTCTTTTGCCCTCCCTGTCACGGCCCCGCCGTCCGGCTGGGCGCTGTCATTGCTGCGTGCTCTGGCGTTCTCCACAATGGCAGGCTCCTTCTCTGCGTCGGTCTCTGTGGTTACGGCCGCCGCACCGCCGGCCGTGGGCGTCACGCCCATAGTCTGCATGATGTCATTGCTCAACCCCTGCACCATCTCCGGCGCGGCCTTTGCCGCCAGCTGCAAGGACAACTGCATGTACTGGATCAGCTTCTGGAACATAGTGCCGCTCTGGCTCACCTTCTGCATCACGCCGTCCTTGCCGTCGAACTCCATCATGTCAAGGCACATCAGCGCCTGATCCGTCAGCTGCGGGTTGAAGAAGCCCATCTGGAAGAATTGCAGCGCCAACTCGTTCTGGCTCACCTTGGTGTACACGTTCTTCTTCTGGGCGCTGACCTTGATATCGAACACCGGCAGCCTGTCTCCCATGCCCTCCACCATCGAGAGCTGTACCTGGGGCTTAAGACCGCTGTTGTCATAGGTAATGTACTGCTGCATGCCGTACTGTCCCACAATGCGGAACTTCCGGGGCATGTCGTAGAACTGGCGGATCAGCTCAATGCTCAGGTTCACCAGCTCCGTGTACGCCCGGTAGGCGGACAGACTGCTGTCCCGGCTGCCCTTGCCGCTGGCCTCCTGCAAGGCGGCGATGGCGCTGGCCGCTGTCACGCCGCTGCTGGTGGAGCCGGTGGCGGTCTCCGTGTTGCCGCTGGTCTCCCGCAGTTCCTGAATGATCCGGTCGAGGTAGCTGACGTACACGCCGTCCAACGGCTGGAACGGAATCTGCCGCAGGCTGTCCTCCCCCAGATTGCCGTTGACGTTGACGATGCTCTTGGTCAGGTCAAGAAACTCCGTCTCATTGATGCCGCCGTCCTGCCGCTTGAAGTACCGGGGCGTAGCGCCCGCCATGGCGTTCTTGACAAAGCTGGTGTTCAGCAGGTCGATGCACGTCTGGGGATTGCGGCAGATATCCACAAAGCCGTAGCCGCAGGGGCTGCCCTCAATGGGGAACAGCGCATCGAACACATAGGGATACATGGCGTGGTCATAAAGTCCCCGCTGGGCCAGCGCCGGATCGTTCTCCGTGGCGAAGATCACCTGATCGTTGACGTACTTCACGTACTGCACCGTTTTCCGGCCCTGCACATACTTGTGGTAGTAGCACTCCACCACCGTCACCTTACCGTCGGTGGACACCGTGTCATCGTAGAGGAAGCGGGTAGACAGGAAGCTTTGCCCTGTCAGCTTCCCCTTCAGCTGCTCCGGATACTGCTCCTCCAGCAGATCCTTGTCCATCAGCTCCGTATGGAAGAAGTACCGGCTGCGCTGGATATCGGTGATCCCCGGCTCCCAGTACAGGTTCAGCAGGTTCACCTTGCTGATGGTAATGTCGCCCAGCCCATTGAGCTTGCCCTTGTCCCACACCACCTTGTACACGCCGGTGCCGCTCTTGATCTTCTGCCACGCCACGTCAGAATAGGTTTTCTCGAACTGATTCTGCTCCAGCACACAGGGGATGATGGCCGTCAGGATGCGGGCCTCGGCCCTGTCGTCCTCCTCGCGGGGCAGGATGTTGGGCTCGGGGTATGCCTCCATGGCGTCGGCGTGCTTGCTGACGATCACGTTGTGCAGCCACCCCGACGCGCTCTTAAAGCCCTCCTTGGCCATGGTCAGACTGTCGCCGCCCTCCTCGGCGTCGTTGCGCAGCTTCCACCAGTTTTCGCTGGCGATGATGCGGTGCTCCGTCCGCACCTTCCCGGTCTTGTACTTCTGCAAGACCGCCGTTAGCTTCTTCACCTGCTCTGCCCCGATGGCCAGCGCCTGCGGGGCTTCGGTTGTCTTGATCTCTTCCATGTAATCCTCCTGTTATCGTCGGCGGCCTGAGGGCAGGCCGCCCTACGAAATTCTATCGATGGTCAGCCGTAGGGCGGGGTGCCCTCACCCCGCCGTGGCCCCCTTGTGTAAAGTGGGCTGTCGAGCGAAGCGAGACTGGGGGATTGACCGTCAACCCCTCCGTCACGGCATACGCCGCGCCACCTCCCCTTGCACCGGGGAGGCTTTTGTGGCTCACCGCTGCCCCTTGAACATATCCAGCGGGTCGCTGAGTATGATCCTCGGTTTCACCGGCACCACCGGCTTGATGGGCCGGGACATGCACATATACCGCACCTCGTCGGCCACATGATCCTCCAGATCGGTGTCCAGGTCCTCCGGCTTGGTCTCGGAGTACATCATCAGCGGGATGGTGCGGATAAACGCCTTGCAGCAGTCGAATACATACATCCGGGCATAGCCGTTCTCGTCGAACTGCATCCGGTAGTGTACCTGCATCCAGCCGGGAATCCGCTGGTTGTCGCCGGGGGAGAAATAGATACCGTACCGCATGGCAGTCTCGGCAATGCTCTCACCCCGTGAAGCGTCCCAGATGGCCGGGTCTGCCACACTGTCCACGATCTCCCGTCCCTTGAGCCACGGGTGACTGCGCTCCAGCTCTGCCATGCGGCGGAACTGCTCGTCCGGCGACCACTTCACGCCTTCGTTGGGGGTAGCGGTGCAGCCGTACATCTCCATGATCCGGTACAGCACGCCGTCATAGTCCACGGCCCAGTAGCCCACGGAAAAGGGCTTGCCGTAGCCGAAGTCGTAGCTGCGCATGATGTTCCACCCACGGGGCGGCTCAAAGGGCTCTATCACATGGCACCATCTGTGCTGCTTCCGCAGCTCCTCCACCGTGGTGCCCAAGTCCTTGGCCAGCTTGACCGGCGGATCGGGCCGGAAGTCCTCAAAAAACTGTCCCTCGAAGATATCCCAGCTGCCGTACAGCCACGCTTCCCGCAGCTTGGGCGGCAGATTCTCCAGCTCTGTGATGTAGTCCGGCTGTGTTGCCATCAGCGCCTTGTTGTCGGTGACAAGGGCCTGAATGAAGCTGTAATTCTCCGGCCTTTCCCCGTCCTCGAAGCGTCTGTCCACAAAGAGGCGCTTGAAGTACCCGTGGGCAGGCCCGCCGGGGTTCAGCGTGTAGTAGGTGCGCTTGGGGAAGCCGTTGGTGCCGCGCACACAGGCGTTGATCTTCTTGATCCAGTCCTCTTGCAGCTGCCCCGCCTCGTCCAGAAAGATCACGTCATACTCCGCGCCTTGATACTGCATCAGGTCGCTGTCTGTAGCGCAGTAGCCGAAGGCCAGCGTGGAGCCGTTGCGGAAGGTGAACACCTTGTCGGACTTGTTGTATTTGGCAATGCCGTGCAGCTCCGGGCGCAGCACGTCAATGTGGTTGTTGGCCAACTCCCGGTAGGTTTTTCGCACGATCAGCAGCTTAATGCCGGGATACTCGCAGGCCAGTATTTTGGCCTTGGTGCGCACGGCCCAGCTCTTGCCGCCGCCTCGCGCCCCGCCATAGGCCACATGCCGGTGGTCGTCCCGCAGGAAAGCGTCCTGCTTGTCGCTGATCTGAGACATATCCAGTATCATCGCTTGTACTCCTCCGGCAGCCCCGTGATCTCCAGCGTCTCGCCCTGCTGCTCCTCGCCCTCTGTGCCGATCAGGTCGATCAGCACCTTGGCAGACCTTGCGTCACCGGACACGGCCCCATCCCACAGCGCCACGATCATGGCCATCTGGTTGTCGATCTCCTCCGCGTCCAGATACCGCCGCGCCAGTTTGTTCCAGCGCCGCTTATCCTCCACGGGGAGAGACAGATACAGGTCAGCCGCTTCTTTCAGGCTTCTTTTCCGGCGCCGCGCAGCCCCGGAAGCCTTCCCGCCCGCAGAGCGAATTTTCCTCTGCTCATCCTCTGTTCGTTGATCGAACGGAATAAGGTTTTTCTCACCGGCCACTGGTCACCACCTCTCAATGCACACTGCGTTTTTACCATGTTACCAAACCGCAAGCCGTGTTTTCTATCCCACCACCGCATACGACAAAAGAGGGGCCGCAGCCCCTCCTGTCTCATGGTTCCTCTTCTCTGTATTTTGCGTCCAGCGCGGCGCATATCTCGCAGCGCCAGTAATCCCCGCAGCAGAACAGCTCCATCTGCAAGGCGTAGTCCTGCCGCTTCTGGTAAAAGGTCTGGTTCTGCCCGCCGGGGGTCAGGCCCTCGCACACGATCCTGTCTCTGCCGTTGTCCGTCACATAGTAGGGGCACACCACATATACCTGCCGATAGCTCCCGCTCGCCATATGCGCCCCACCTGCCTTTCCTGTTTCGCCCCATGGCCTGTTTACAGATTCATCTTCTCAGTTCTTCGTACAGTTCAGCAAACCGCTTGTTCCACTTCCGCATGCCGCAGAATACATACACGGCAAGTGCAATCCAGATAATTGATGCAATATCACTCATGCTCATGCTCCTTCGCCTCCTCAATCCGCCCCGCCAGCCGTTCCAGCTTGTATTGGCGGTACTTGTCCACAGTCCCCTTGCAGTCAAGCAGAATCACCAACTGCTGAAGCATGATCTGCACGTCGGCGACCTCCTCTGCAATGGCTTCCACGTTGTCCCGGCCACGACAGCGCTTGCAGAGTTCTTTTGCCAGTTCGCTCATTTCCTCGATGGCCATTGTCATCTGCGCCCTTTCCCCGAATGCCTCCAGCGCTGCACGGCAGATTTTGTCACCAGAAACCCCCTCATTGGCCCACCGCAGCGCTTCTATCTCCCGCTGCTGGTTCTCGATCAGGTCAGCGGCGGCCGGAGCCAATACTTTACGACACGGTTCACGGCTTATCTCGTTCATTGGGCAATCTTCTGCGCAGTCTCGCCCCGGTTCTGCACAGCACCGCAGCGCGGTCACGATCTCATCTCTTGTCATGTCATTCCTCCTCTTACCCAGTAAATTCTTCAAAACTGCACGACTGAAACGCCGCCCGCATATTCACCCATCGGGCAAGGCGCTTCTGTTCGGCGGTCGGCTCTCCGCCGTCATAGTCGCGGTACGGCTGGGCAAACGGCTCCACGCCCATGTCCCGCAAGGCAAGAATGCGCTTATGGCTTTCCTCCACATCCTGCACAAGTACATAGCACCAAAAACGCCACGGCTGCACACCCGCCTCTTTCAGATACGCCGTGGCCTGTTTGATTACCGGCAGCATGGTAGAGATGTCACAGCTCATGCGGACAAACCTGATCCATTTCAGCCCTGCCAACAGCTTTGCCGTCTGCGGTGTGATGAGCCGTGCATCCAAGCCCTGATTAAAGTCCACCCGCACATTCTCGTGCCCCATGCGCTCAATCTGCTCTAAACCGTGTTCGTGTGCCAAAACGTTGTTGTCCATGAAGATGATGTCCCGGCTGTCAGGGCGTTTTACTTCTTCCCACGTTGCCGCCGGTCGGATAAGCCCTTCTTTCTTCGGCACGATGCACCAAGGGCAGTTGCGGATGCAGCCGCGTGTCAGAAATCCAATGGCCGGTTTCCAAGTTGGATACAGCGAGTAGTCTGGCCGCATTCGCTCCACTTCGTCCGGCAGAGCGCCGTAATCCTTGTACCCTGTGCCGCCTGTAATGACCTCATCGGCATTGATGCAGGTATCCATATCAGGTGAAAACGTAAAAACCTTACTCATGTACACCCGGTCATAGTGTTTGAACCCGTCCCACCACTCCACGCTGTCACAACGGGCTTTGTAGTAGGCAGACAGCCGCATCAATGCGAGGTTGGGGAAATTGTGACCGTCTACGTCGATCAATCCAATGTTCATGTCAGCACCTCACACCGCCACGCAGTCCATCAACTGCGCCATTGTGGTGATGGTCACGTCGCACCACTCCGGCAGATTGACCCGCACCAGCGCGGATGCCACCGGCGGACACACCGCATTGCCGCACCGTGCCACCTGTGCGCTCTTTTTGTATTCGTGGCCTTCATAGTCGCGGTCAATGATGTAGTCGGGTGGAAATCCCATCGCATTGTACAGCTCGCGGGGAGACAGCATCCGCAGCCCAATGTCCGCGATGTAGTACAGCGCGCCGCCGATCTCCAGCAGCAACACATCATCATCCGCCAGCGCATAGCCGCAGAACTCGTTCAGCAGGGCGCGAATCTCGGGCCAGTGGCCCAGATCGTCACCGCTGCGCATCTTTGCCAGATACGCCTTGCACACGGCGAACTCCCCGGCGCTGGTGGTCACTGTCTGCATCGGCTCATCTGCCCCATGCCCCAGGTTGTCACCCTTGAACTTTACAACATGGGCGGCGACCACCGCCTCACGGTCGTGGCTGGTAACGGTGTGCATAGGCTCTTGCACATCCAGCGGTCTGCCGCAGGTGTAATACTCCACCAGATTGGCGCAGGTCAGGCCGTATCGGTTGGAGGCGTCCACCGTGTGGATAGGCGTCCCCAGCCCGGATGCCCGAACGTGTTCCGTCTGTTCCGTGTGATACTGGATCAGCGCGGGCGCCACGATGCCGCCGGTATGCTTGGCGGTGATGGTCTTGTGAGCATCCGTCACAGGTGCAATATGCCCGCCGCCAGAGTGGTTGCACTCCGCAAGGCTCGGCGTTACCAGCATCTGATTCCCTGCGGTCGTTACGGTATGTACCGGCGCTCCGACCGTCCCGCCCACGCTGTTGCTGGTGTTGGTCACCGTCACAGGTGCCAGCAGCGGCTTGCACAATTCATGCGCTCCTACCGCCGTAACAGTCGTCAATGGCTTTTCGATGTTCTGCGCAGCGTTCTGGAATTTCTGCTGTACGATAAACGGCTTGCCGCTGCGGATGGTGAACTTGTCCACACCCCGAATGATCCGCCGCATGGTGTTCTTCGCCAAAGGCCGCACCGCTTTCAGGCCGTACCTGTCCATAATTTCCGTCTTTGTGGCGAATACCGACGGGCAGGGCAGGCTCCAGTCGATGATCTCCGCCGCGCTGCGCCACTTAGGCAGACCGTCCGCGCCGGTCTTGCTGTGGGTGGGCTTCGGCCACACAATGGGTTTCCCGTCGCAGCGGGCGACCATGTAAAATCTCTTGCGGGAGGTGGGTGCGCCGTAGTCCGCCGCGATCAACTCCCGATACTCCACGGTGTACCCCAACTCAGTGAGTTGGTCGATGAACTTCCGGAACGTGGTGCCCGCCAGCTTCTTCACCGGCTTGCCCTTCCGCACCGGCCCCCACGTCTGGAACTCCTCCACGTTTTCAAGGATAATGACGCGGGGCCGCACCTTCGCCGCCCAGCGCAGCGTGATCCACGCAAGGCCGCGAATCTTCCTGTCTACCAGTGCCGCGCCCTTGGCCTTGGAAAAGTGCTTACAGTCCGGCGAGAACCACGCCAGCCCCACGGGACGGCTCCGGCACACGGCCACGGGGTCAATGTCCCACACGGACGCCTGAAAATGCTCCGTATACGGGTGGTTGGTCTTGTGCATCAGGATAGCCGCCGGATCGTGGTTGACGGCCAGCGCCACCAATCGCCCCGTGGCGATCTCGATACCCGTTGACGCCCCGCCGCCACCGGCGAAATTGTCCACGATGATCTCGCCGTCAAATGTCTCTTGTGCTTTCATATGTTCCTCCGTTCTATGGCGCGGCTTTCACCCATTTTCCCGCCCCCTTGCCACCAGCCCGGCCCGGTTCATGGTGTACCTCCGAAACTTGGTCATGCTCTGTTTCCGCCCGCAGCGCTCACACACGCCGCTCTCCCAGCGATCCTTCACCGGGTCACGCCGCTGTTCGCGGGTAGGCTGGATAATATACTCGGGGATCATGTCTATCTGGCAGGCCCAGCAAAGCCGCGCCACCTCCACTTTCCATATCCCGTTCTTCATGGTTCCACCTCCGTGACCGTCACACGTATGTAGGGCTTGTCGTGGAAATAATGCTCAATGCCTTTCACCCACCGGCGGCTGTCGTCGTGGAGCAAAATACCCTTCATGCCGTCCTCGATCAGCTTCGCCATGTAAGCGTGGTTGGAGCAATCCAGCCTGTCATTCCACTGAAAGGTCAGTACTACGGGCCTTTCAAAAGGCCGCGTGCGAATGTGGGCGGCGTTGATAGCGCCTACCGTCAGCGTGTGCCACAGTCTCGCGTCGTCCCGCCGCTTCGACCAGTGCTTTCCCGCATAGATAGCATTCAGCCCATATGCCTTGTTCCACGCCTTCTTTCCGGCGTCGGTGTCCGGATAGCGGATGATGAATGATTCTCTGCTCATGTCCGACCCTCCAACGCCTTTTTCGCCTCGCCCCAGGTGATCCCATGCTCGAAGGCATATCGGGTAATCGGGTTAGGCGTGTGGGGCGGCAGTTTCTCCAGCAGCTCGTCGATCCAGTCCGGCCCGGACTTCTCCGGCTCCGTGATCTCCGGCGTCAGACCTGCCGTCAGGTCCGCCACATCCGGAAAAAAGTTCCCTTTCGGCGACCGGGCATAGGCAATGATCTTCTCCCGCACGCCGCCCTGATAGGGGTACGGCTTCAGCGCCAGCCACCATGCCGCTTTCCGGCTTTCCGAAACGGTTTCCCGCGGCCAGAACAGCCCCAGCGCCGTGAAAACCTGTTCAAATTCTTCTTTCGTCATGTTCTCTCCTTCTCCCGTACTGCCCTCTATACACCCCCCCACAAGAAGAAAAATCTCTCTTGTTGTGGGTGTGTAAGGGGGATATAGGGGGATAGATAGGGGGTGTGGGGGAAAGGAAGGGGGACAAAGGGGGATTTTCGCGCTCGCCGCCGTCGTGCGCTGGCTCGATTCCGGCCAGCCGTCACGGTTCGCGCCCACGATACACCCCGCTGTGTTGTTCCTTTCCTTCCACATTTGCTTCAAAACGGCCAATCTTCTTCGTCCTCGATCTCGGCAAACTCTCCCTCGCCCGGCTCCACGTCCACGGCCTTGCCTGCCGCCTTGTAGCCGCCGGAAGAACCGCCATAGCTGCCGCCGGAGGAATCGCCCTCCTTCTTGCTGTCGCCAAAGTACACGTTGTCGGCCACGACCTCTGCATTGCGGCGCTTGTTGCCGTCCTTGTCCGTCCAGTCACGAATCTGCAACCGGCCCTCCACGATGGCCATACGGCCCTTGGTGAAGTACTTGCTGACGAACTCGGCGCTGCTGCGCCATGCCACCACCTCGATGAAATCCGTCTCCTTGGTGCCGTCGGCGTTCTTATAGTCCCGGTCGACCGCCAGCGCGAACCCGGCCACCGCCGTACCGTTCTGCGTCCGCCGCAGCTCCGGATCACGGGTCAGGCGTCCCATGATGAAAATCTTGTTCAGCATTTCTTATCCTCCAGTCTGTACTCGGCGAAGCTTACGCTCTCGCCAAACCTGTTTTTCTCTGATACCATCCGCTTCCGGATGGCGTGGCCCGCTTTCTTCAGATCCCAGATCCTCGCGCCCAGCCGGTAACAGCCGAACTCCTTGGCCGCGTCCAGCTGGGTAATGGGGCCAACGTCCCGCATATACCGCAGGATTTTCTCACACTGTGTCATAGGGTCTCCTATAAGTAGCTCTTGCCGAACGCCCGGATAAACTCCGCCTCCGTCCAGCCCTGTTCCTGCATGATCTTCACTTGAAACTCCCGGCGCAGGCGGCGCATCACGTCCCCGTCCCGGTGGACGGCGTGTTCTCCGTTCCGGTGGCACGCATTGCCGCACAGGTCTACCACAGCGCCGTATTTCTCGCTTTTCTTCCGGTCAGCGTGGTTCCCGCCAAACACATGGTGCCGCTCCAGCGGGTCGGCGCTGCCGTTTTTGCGGCAGAAGTAACACCGTCTCTCACCCATTCATCAATACCTCCGTTCCGTCAGGTACATACTCTGGGCAGTAATGGATGGCGAAAGATGTGACCTCGCCCGCATTCCCCTGATATTTCGTGGTGGGGGTCGCGTCCCAGCCCTTCACAGGCTCCGGGTACTTCTGCGACCAACTGCACCCTCCGGCGTAGTTCCGGCACGTCCAACATGGTTGTGGATGGCCGGGGCGGCGGTCTGCCTTTCTCCTCGCCTTACAGCCGCAGCTGTATGCGCCTCTCAGATTCCGCGCCAGTACCACCCGCGTCTTGCCGCAGTCGCACACGCAGAGCCATTTCGGCCCATCCGGCCCCGATCCGAGGCAGTGGTCGACCACCAGCATCCCGTGCCGCTCTCCTGTGTGGTCAGTGCGGCGCGAACCTGTTGTGCCGCCCCGGTGCAGTTGCTTTCCCGGTGTGAAGGTCGCTTCCGGCGTCCACCCCCTGTCCAGCCGATTCCGCAGCGTCTTTTGCGGCAGATTCAGTTCCTTCGCCCATTGCCGCATGGTCAGAGACTTCCCGTGGGCGGTATAGATTTTTGCTGTGCTCATACGCTCACCTCACCCCAGCGGGACACAAGCGCGTCCAGCTCTCTGGGCGTCATAGTTTCGATGCCATTTTGTTTGCAGTCCGCCACCACCAACTCAATGAGCTGTGACATCTGAGCCGTGTCGTAATCGCTGGAAGATAGGTAAGACCGGACATTGTGATAGCCCTTGATGTTGCGGCACGGCCCCATGTCCTCGATCATCCGGCCAATATGGCCGCTGCACCAGACCTTTTCCCATGCGTCAATGCGATCCTCCCGTACCGGCACCACCTCATAGCCGCCGCCGATATCGGGGATATACGCCCGGTAGATGCCCTCCGGCTCGATCTTCAGCTTGTCCGCCAGCCGATTCACCAGCACCCAGAAATAGGCATTGGCGTCCAGACTGCGGCCCTTACGCTTCAACGTCAGGTTGTATTCCTTCCCGGCTTTCAGGCTGTCGCATACGTTCATGGCCGTCTTGTCGCTGCCCACCCGGAAGGCCAGCCACGACCCGTCGCCGTCCCGCAGCCACCGGGCGGCGTCCACCGTCACCTGCTGCATGGCACTTCCTCCTTTCGGGGCCACCGGCCTGTTTTCAGGCACGTGGCCAGATACCGCAGGCGGGGCAGATACTTCTCCTCCACCCACGTCTCATCGTACTCGATGGGCCACAGGCTGATCCTGCCGGGGTCGACGGGCAAAAAGAAGTTCTGCTTCTCCGCTTCGCCGACCGGATAGGCCGCGATCCGGCACATCTTCCGCCGCCGCAGGCCCCACCCACTGGCAAACATCTCCACCTGACACTGCATCCAGTAGGCGCGGCTCACCTTGAAGGGAGCCTTGCTGTAGGTCTTGACCTCCGTAACGGTCTGGGCGTCGTCCCCGTCGTAGTTCACCCGCAGCCGCAGGGCGTAAACCTTGATCTGGCGGTCGCGGGTCTTTACCCCCAGCGCGTCCAGAATCTTGTGTTCATAGGCCGTGCCCGCCTGCATGGCGGCGTTGGTGTAGTGATCCTGCCGGATGCCCAGCTTCACCGCCCACCACTTCCGGAACGTCTCCGTCTCCCACGATCCCATGATGGTGGCCGTGTCGCTGGCCCCGAACCACCCGCTCCTGTCCTGATCGTGGATCACAGCTTGCTCACCGCTTTCTCAAGGCCGTCCAGCTTGGCGAAGTAGCCCATCAGCTGGTTCAGCTGCTTGTCGTTGATCCGCAGGGCGGCCAACAGGTCTTTGTGATCCAGCCCCGCCTTTTCCTTGGCGGTAATGGCCCGCTCCAGCCGCTCCCGGATGGCCCAGATGCTGTGGCGGCTCAGATCGTCCTCGCCGTCGTCCCCGTCGCCGCTCTCGGCCCACAGGTCGAAGCCCAGCCCCGTCCGCAGCGCCACGCCCTTCACGAAGGCGCGGGCCTGCGCGTTGGAAATACGCAGCTGGTTCAGCGTGTCCTCATAGACCACCAGCGCCCCATTCAGCAGCGGCGTGTCCATGTTGAACACCAGCTCGTCAATATGTATCTCCACGCTGACGAACCAGCACTGCGTCTTGTAGCCCTTCCGGGTGGTCACGTCCGCCTGCGGCCACAGATAGGTCTTTGTCTCCGGGCAGACGCGGGGCGTAAACCATACGTCCTTCGCGCCGTTCTCGTGCAGCAGCTTCACGCACTTGGCCCAATTCAGATAGGGGATATCCACCACGTTGCCGTTGTCGTCCTTGGCCTTCCGCGTCTCGCAGAAGGGTCTCACATCGACCTTAATCAGTTCTTCAAAGGGTAACAGTGCCATTTTTCTTTGCCTCCTTATAAATTTTCTTCAAATCCGCCCAGCTGTTGCCGTCCAGCACATCGTCCAGCCAAGCCCCTTCCGTGTCGCCCAGCTCCTGAGCGCCTTTTTCAAACAGGTTGATGATGGCGATCCTCCGACAGTCCGGGCAGAGATACCATGTCTGGTAGTGCTCTACAAAACCGCATTCATCCCAGCTGGAATAGCTGTCGCAGATATCGCAGGGATAGACCTCTTCAAAATCGGTGTCGCCGCAGCAGGGACACACCTTCGCCCCGTGGCCTTTGTCCCAAAAATCGGGATCATACCGGGGTTCCTCAAACTCCCGCCCGGTCTCATTGCATCGGTACATACGTTTCTCCTTGACATCCGCCCCAAAGGGCGGTAAACTGTTCCTGTAAAATCTTTTTTCAAGGGTTTTGCCCGCCCCGACGGAGTGCCAGCTCCGCCGGGGCTTTTTCATCTCTTGTGTCTGTGTTTCATGCGGGCCTTCTTCACGGAGGCTTTCCGCCTCCCGGCAGTAGCGTCCCGCGACGCTTCGGCGGCTGCGGCCCGTGCGGCGTACACCTCGTCCCGCGCCGTCCGGTACTCGGCGTACCCGTGGGGGCAGTGCAGCATGCAGTCGCCGCTTCTGTCGGGGCAGTCCGGCGTACAGGGGCTTTGCGGCACGATCTGGTGCTCCAGCATCACGCTCATACCACCACCTCCTGTTTCGCCTTCAGGCGGGCTTTTTTGTACTGGTACTGCCTGTCCGCCTTGTAGCCCTCCGGGTCTGTAAGCCGGTACTGGCGCTGATACTCGCGGTTGTATTCCCGTACATGGTCGCGGTTTTTGTCTCGCCATTGGCGGTTATATGCCGACCGGTCAGGGCGCTTTTTCTCCCGCTCCCGGCGGCGCTCCTCGGTTTTCCCGTCATACCACCCCTTGTACTTGTAGCTGGCCTGATAGCAGGTTGTGGAGCAGTAGTAGGTGGTGGCCTGCCGTTTCCCGTCTCGCGGCACCTGACGCACCCACGGCGTATCCGCCGTTGTAACGAAGCGCTTCCCGCAGATCCCGCAGGTGCGGAACAGCGTCAGCCGCTTGTCCACGATCTTCCGCTTTACGCTCATCCCGACACATCCCCCATCAGGTCGAACAGGGAAATGTTCATGTCCTCCCGCTCGAACTCCTGAAGGTAGCCCACGGCGTCACGGAAATACCCATTGTTCAGCTCACAGGCAAGGCCCTTCCGGCCTGCCTTGACCGCTTCCAGCGGCACCGTGCCGATCCCACCGAAGGGATCATACACAAGGTCGCCGGGGTTGCTGTACCGGTTGATACAGCGGTCTACAATGTCCAGCTGAAGAGGGCAGACGTGGAGCTGCTGGCGGCGCTGGCTCTGGGTGGTGTTCAGGGTACGCATCCGGTTGATATCGTCCCACACCTTATCCGTCCAGCTTCCGGGGGCCACCACCATGAATGTGGCGGGCAGCTTCCCGTTTTCGTCCAGCTCCTTTGCCATGCGGACATGCGCGGCGTAGTCATACACCGTGCCTCGGCTGTACTTGCGGTAGGCCGCTTGGATCTTGCCGGTGTCCATGGCCATGATCTCCTCTTTCGTCACCAGCCGGTCGCCGGAGGAGCGCCAATACCCGTGAGCGTCTATCTGCCACTGGGCGCGGGTGTATTCCTCTTTGGTCTTATGTACCGGCTCGTCGGCGTAGGCTTTGCTCCGGTCGGTGGGCAACTTCCGGAATAAAAGAATGTACTCCGGACAGCCGACGCCCATCTTGGAACCGTCCTTGCACTGCTCCGTCCAGCCCAGCCGGTACGTCTGGTTGTTCTCCCGCACCACATCCGTGACCACCGTAATCATGCCGAAGTAGGCAAAGCCGTGCTGCATATAGTGCCGGATGCACATGGCGTGGAACGGCTCCATGGTGGGCATTCCCATGCCGGTAGCATTGCCGAACAGCACCCGATCCTTGACGTGGCAGCAGAACACGCGCCCCGGCTTCAGCACCCGCAGCAGGTTAGGACTGAGATAGTCCATCTGCTTAAAGAACCGGCGGGTATCCTCGTTGTGGCCGAAGTCGTTATAGCTGGGGGTGTATTCGTAATGGTTGGAAAACGGGATGGAGGTCAGGATCATGTCCACGCTGTTTTCGGCCATCCTTGCCGTTTCCTCCACGCAGTCGTTATTCACCAGCGTGTAATTTTTGCCTTTCACTTCCACGCGCTCCACTCCTATGCTTCTGGCCATGCGCTCCGTTTGGGCGGAACCGCTCAAGCCGTATTTCTGTACGATCTCCCGCATCTTGCCTTGCAGGTACTCGTGCTGCTTCCATTTCTCCATCAGCACACGGTAAATGGGATCTTCCGCCGCCGTGTAAATAATGTCGATCACCACCTGCTCCGTCTGGAGGAAACGGTAAATGCGGTGTACCGCCTGAATGAAATCGTTAAATTCATAGTCGATACCGACGAAAATCGCCCTGTGGCAATGGCGTTGAAAGTTGCACCCGCTGCCGCTCAGGCTCTTTTTGGTGGCAAACAGCCGGCAGCGGCCCTCCGAGAAGTCGATCACCCGCTTCTCCCGTTCGGCATAATCCATGCTGCCGTAAATGTCCACGGTGTCCGGCAGGGCCTTACAAATGGCGTGGCGCTCTGCCTCCAGGTCATGCCACAGGATAAAGTGGGCTTCCGGGTCACTGTCCACGATCTCCTTCGCCACGGCCACGCGCTCGTCAATGCTCTCCCGCTTCTCCCGTGACGCTTCCGCCAGCGATACCGCCGCGTCGTGCATCAGCTTGAATTGGCCGTCCCGGTCAGCGTCCTCGCCGTACCGGCCCCGCACGATATGCGTCCGCACATCCAGCGGCGGCAGTGCATAGCCGGTGTCGTCATAGCCAAGGTCAGAGGGCTTCCCGATAAACAACGCCCAGCTGGACACCCACAGCCAGAATTCATCTTCCTTGTGGGGGTACAGCGTCAGGTTGTTGGCCTTGGTGCTGTCCCGCTGGAAAAACCGTGTCAGGGCCTGTCCCGTGTCCATGATCTCCAGATACCCGGCGTAGTGGATCAGCTCCTTGTACCGGTTGGGCGATGGTGTCGCCGTGGAAACCAGCTTGTACTTCACGCCCTGAAATTTCGGCAGAAACGTCTGGTAGGTCTTGCTGCCAAAGGAACGCAGCACAGACGCTTCATCCAGCGCCACGGCCGTGAACCGCGTGGGATCTATGTCCCCGTCCCGCACCCGCTCATAGTTGGTCATTAAGATATCTCCGGCGGCGCTGTCCGCTTCCGCCATGCTGGTGATGTACTCCGGCGCCGCGTAATGCAGCAGCTCCACCGCGTCCCGCGTGAACTCCTGTCGGACGCCCAGCGGCAGCACGATCAGCGCTTTGCCGCCCTCGTGGCGCACCGCTTGATGGCAGAACTCCAGCTCCTGCACGGTCTTGCCGAGACCGAAGCTCTCAAACAGCGCCCGCCTGCCGCCCCGCAGCGCCCATAAAACAGCGTCCCGCTGGTGCGGCTTCAGCGCCGGGTTGATCTCCTCCGGCGGCAGCGTAAAGCCTGTCTCACTGGCCAGCACGATCTTGGAGCGGAGAAATTCAAGGTATGTCTCCACTGTTCATCACCGCCGCCCTTCCAGCCGGTCGATGAAACGCATGAACTTCACGGCCACGGTCAGCGCCCCGATATAGATCATGATGTAGGCGATCATGCGCACACCGTCCTTTCTGCGATCCATTTGTCCAGCAGCGTCTTGAAAATCTGGAACGACCGGCAGCCCTCCGCGCTGACGATGCAGATGCCGAACGGATACTGCCCCTGCTGGATGCCGTTGGCCAGCGCCGGATTGGAAATGCTCAGGCCGTGCTGCCGCAGATACGCGGCGGTTTGATTCAGTGTTAATGTCTCGATCATGGGTATCTCCTTCCTGTGGTAAGGTGGTTTTCTTGTACCGTCTGTCCTTTCATGGTAGAATTGAGAGGAAAGGCGGTGTTTTTGTGGAACTTAAAATCTTGAATTACCTGTGTGACCACGGCGGTCACGCGGATTACGCAGACCTCCTCAATGCGTTCCCCAGCATTCTGGAAACCGATGGTTTCCTGCAAATGCTCAAAGACGGCGGTTATATCAGCGCCAGCCTGACCGCGTATTCTCAGGTCGTTCTCACGCCCAAAGGCCGTGCCTACCGCTCAAAGCTTGCTACAGACACGGAGGAGCATACAAACGAGCGCACCTATGTTCGCGCCGAGAACCGCACTACGAAGATAGTAGCCGTAATAGCTGCTGTAGCGAGTGTAGTCGCGGCCATCCTTGCGGCGCTTGCGTACTTCTTCCCCCGCTGATCGGATCAGCTTCACCAGCCATAAGGCGTTGATTGCCAACGCCGTTGCATCCAGCAGCAGCCCCGCCCATATCAGCACCTTTTTTCACCTCCCTGCCCGCCGTCCGCGGGCTGTTTTTATGCGTTTCTCTTGCGTTTGGGTGCCCGCTCTGTCATACTGGTACTTGCCCTTTAGGGAACGCCCATGGGCGGGAAAGGACGTGATTGCCATCGAGGGTATGCTCTCCGATCTGACGCTCCTTCCCTCGGGCGCTCCATAAAAGGCAAGTACCCCGTGCGGGCTGTTTTTTCTTGCCTCCTGTCCGTCCCGTGTGCTACACTGAGCAGGAAAGGAGGTGAAACCTTGGATATTCGTATAAATGTAAGCTGCCGTAGGTGTAACTGCGGCTTCGCCTTGACTTCCGGGCGCTTTTCTGACCGTGGCGCACTTTCCTGCCCCAACTGCGGGGCCACCCTCGCCGCCGATACCTACGCCACCCTGTGCACCGCACTGCTGGCTTTTCGCGACCTTTCCTCTACTGAGGACTTCTCCTTCAAGCTGGTCGATGAGGAACTGCCGTTTTAGGCCAGCTTGCTGTCTATCATCAGCTTGCTTTTCGCCAGTTCCAGCACCGCTTCTGCCTGAACTGGCGAAAAGCCCTTCCCCCGCAGCGCGGCGCAGATGGTGTCCGCAGTCTCAAGCACCAGCGCGTTGCTCTCCACGCTTTTCAGAACCTCCAGCGTCTCCGGAGAAATGTTGTATCTCACTTCCTTTCACCTCCCTGCCCGCACCCCGCGGGCTGTTTTTAGTTTTTCTTCAGCAGATCAGCCACGGAAACTTCAAAATGATCTGCTATCGCGGCGAGGTGTCTGTATTGCGGCCTACTAATTCCGCACTTCCAGTTTTTAATCGAGGTCTGGTGTACACCAACAGCCATTGCAAGCCGGTAATTTGTCTCGCCCCGCTCCGCCTGCAAACGAGCAAGGTTTTCAGGAAAACCCAAACTATCCCCCTCCTTAATTTAGAGTATTCTATTGACAAATTAGAGTATTTGTGGTACGGTAGTTTTGCTAAAAACAGTCTACGGTGCCACTGCACAATTTTGCCTTTTGTAGCAGTTTTAGATTGCTTCCTCCGTTCGCAAGAGTAATTATAGAGCAATATTAGAGCATTGTCAATTGTTTTATAGAGTATTTTACGTGTAATATTAGACGATTTTAGGAGGCGATATTTGTGGAATTTGCCACTTGGCTTGAAAATCAGCTGTCGCGTTATAATTTGACCGTCTATCAGCTCTCAAGACGCTCTGGTGTACACCAATCGACAATTGCAAACTGGTTAAATGGTGCGAAGCCGCAGCAAAACAAAGCAAGTGCTGTCAAAGCCGCCATAAAAGAAATCGCGCAGGAGCAAGAAGAACTTATAGACAGTCTTCCGTGGGAAAAACCGTATACAGACACAGCCGAAAACGATGAAAAAGCCCCGTCCGTGTCGGACGAGGCTATGCGCATGGCGCGGGATTATGATAAATTGGACAACTGGGGCCGTCAGGCCGTGCGCGACCTGACCGATACGGAGCTGGCCCGCATGGAGGACGAAGCCCGCTTTATGAACGGTGCCATGCTGGAGGATGAACCGAAGGTCATCAACCTCTACGCGGAGCCTGCCGCCGCCGGTATCGCTGTCCCTACCATGGGTGTGGATTTTGAGCCGTACACCCTCAAGCCAGACGATCCCCAGGGCGCTGCTTTTGCCGTCCGCCTTCAGGGCGATTCCATGGAACCGTATTTCCCGGATGGCTCCATCGTCTTTGTCAACCACGACGCTATGGTCAACGGCGACATTGGTATTTTCTGCGTGGATAGCGGCACCGTCTGCAAGCAGTATTACCGTGACCCGCTGGGTATGGTGTACCTGTTCTCTCTCAACCGGAAGCGTTCCGACGCTGATGTGATCCTCGGCCCCAGCAGCAACCGCACCCTGATCTGTCAGGGTCGTGTTATCACCAAGCGCCGCTTCCCCATCCCGGTGTAAGGAGGAAAACACT